CATTTTACAGTTTAATTTTATATTCAAGGGTAACACCCTTATTTTCCTCAATGCAGAACAATACCGCACCAGGATTTGATGTTTTATTCAAACTCATAGAGTAATCATCAATGCCTATAATACTAGGAACATTGATAACATCTTTATTAACGCCAACAGTTTCAGCTTTATAGTGGTGCATATGTCCACCAATTAAAATAGAGATGTTGGTATTATATGTATTAGAAAAATCCTTGATAGCATTCTCCATGTTTTTTACCTCTCCGTGTATGCCTAATACGTTAAGACCTTCGATATTGTCAAAAATCAACCCAGTAGGATTAACAGTCATTTCAAAATTAGGATTTCCTTCAAGATATGTTTTAATCATTTCTCTAACGAATAAGCCAGTATTCTCTTCTTTAAATGTGCCCTTCGGCTGACCAAGCATACGCAGTTCTGAATGGTTACCGTAAACCATCTGATACTTTACTTTTACATACTTAGACAATTCATTAAGCCAATGTGCAATAAAGTTGGCATACTTAACCGTTCCCTCGACGACACCATATCTCAGTTTCATTAACTGACTGCATCTCAAAATTCCATCCGTGAAGTCTCCAAGAGCAAAAACATAAAGCGTAGTCAGACCTTCTTTTTGAACAATATCAATAGTCTGATAGAACAAATCCCACATTCTCTGCTCAAATATCTCAGGATTATATGCGTTAATAATTTCTCCATATAATCCGTAAATAGCAAATTCGGCAGCGTAATGTTCGTCGCCAAATGCCAATATAGCACTACGGTTTGGCTTGTCAACTACAATAGGATCTGGGTTAATCAAAAAATTATTTGCTCTAATTGCATCGCAAATTTTCTCGCAAATTAATTCGTCTCTTGCATCTTCACGCAGCCATCTGTTATATTCCAACTTCTCGGTACGAAGCTTAATCTTAGCCTTCTCAAGTTCTCTCTTCTGCTCCTCGAAAGTAAGTATTTGCTCGTCAGTAAATCTCTCTTTACTAAAAATGCCATCATAAGCAGTTACAAAATTTCTATACTTCTTTCTATATGCAGATGAGTCATAATACTGAGTCTCATCCTCTCTAAAAGTCTTATTAAAGAAGAGGGCAATCTCTGGCCAATTATCTGTTAGGAGTCCAGCGTCTTTTGCCTTTCCGATTCTCCATAAGCATTGGTCTTCAGTCTCATTAGGTAAACGTACTAAAATATCATTCATAATTCTCTTTTCCTTTCTTCTAAATTAAAAAAAGAACGGCATTAACCGTTCTTGTTATTTTCATATGCTTCTTGAAGTTTAAATCTATAATCCTGACTAAACTTGCAAGCTGGTTTTACAGTAGCCTTCACCACAATTGGTTTTTGGTTTCTTGGATCAACTCTGTCTCTTTCGGGTACGACGGATGTCTTCACCTTAATTCCGCTTACCAACTGAATGGAAATTTCTTCATCGTCAGTAACGCTAGATAATTCGTCAAACACAATTTCGTCCAGGCACTGTAAAAGCGTTCTGATATCCTTTTGATAATAACCGCTTTTGTCGGAAAGTTTTCTAATCATTTCTTCGCGTGTAATCGTCATATTCTTTTCTCCTTTTCTTATTATTTTTTAATTTTGGTGATTCGCGAGGGATTCCAACCCCCATCTTTCGGTTTCGAAGACCGACATCGTATGCATTAGACCAGCGAACCATGTTGGAGTCAGATTGACTCCTAGATAAATTAATGATAATACTTCTTTCTTTCACTTCTACCATTTGGGTTTGCGTTTTTATATGTATCCGTCAAAGAATGACAGTTTGGACACAAAAGCGTAAGATTAGACTCTTCATTGTTTGTATAATCACCGTCTATATGATGAACTTCAAGAGGAAGTGAGTTTGTCCATATATTGATTTCGCTCCACCCACATGTAGCACATTTGTTTTCGTATTTTTCAAACAAATATTTTCGAATATACGCAGACAATTGATAGTCGCCACGCACACCGTCTTCCAATCCGTCTTTCCATTTTTGAATATATTGTTTATACTCAAATTCCTTCTGACACTTATTATCACAATAAATTTTGTGTCGCTCATTTAATTCTTTACCGCAATTTTTGCAATATTTTATCTTTCGCTTCATATAGACCTCTGATATTATTTTTTTTGGAGCTCCAGGTCTGATTCGAACAGACGGGGACTTTCGTCTCTCGCTTACAAGGCGAGTGCAATCGGCCACTATGCGACTGGAGCATATCAATCATCTACTAAACTAGAGCACGGCCGCAACCACGCCCTTACAAACTTCGATGCAATGTTTTCTTACTGGCGGGAAATGAAGGTCTTGAACCTACGACACCATGATTAACAGTCATGTGCTCTACCTACTGAGCTAATCTCCCGTATGAGGGTTTAAGGATAACCCACAACCTTTATATGTGCCAACTATCCACCAAGATAGTTATAACTGTATATGTCTTAAATTACCTCTCCAGTTTCCTCATCGACTTCAACGACTTCTTCATAATCCTCGTCATATGAAAAACTAAACTTAACTGCGCATTCATTAAGATCTGCAAGCACTCTTGCAAGATTAAACTCACCCTTATCCTCTACGCAAATTGTAATCATATCGTCATTAATATTTAGGACTCCGCTTCCCGAGACCTTATAATTCTTTTTCATAGAATCTGCCATAATCTTTTCTCCTTATCTTTTGTTTATTCTAATTCATCTGCGTGGCTAGAAATCCAACCACGATAATTTTTATGCAATTCACACACCGCAGTTCTTGGGTCATCTTTAAAATGTTCCAAGTAACGCACAAATCCGCTATTCTCAGGATTATGATACAAATCAATCTGTCCGCTATGACCAATAACGATAACCTTGCAACTATCTGCCATACGGGTTAATGTCTTTTTTAACTCGTCGGTGTAGTAGTTCTGTGTCTCGTCCAAAATTACTACCTTGTTCTCAAAGTTACAGCCTCTTAAATAAACATGAGTAATTGCATCAATATAACCAGTCCCATTTTTCTGATTGGTGATATTATATTGATTCACCGCAGTATACGGATTAATATTTAATTTCATTAATGCTTCCATAAATGGTTCACTATAGACCGCCGTCTTGTCCTCGATTTCGCCAGGTAAGAAGCCAAGTTTCTGTTCTTGAGTAGGAGATGAAATATATACAATTCCATTGTATCTGCCGTACTGAACCAATAAATCCGCAGTAGCAGTGGCAATAAATGTTTTACCGGTTCCTGCTTTTGCGTTACAAAATACAATAAGCTTTTCAGGACTCCAAATAGCATCTCTAAATGCAATCTGTTCATCATCTAATTCAAAACCATAAAAAGGATGGTCTTTTAGTGTTTTTGGTGCCTCGGTGCCCGGGGCGTATCTAACATTATAGGGTTTCGCCATACATATCGCTCCAATCAAAGAATAGTATCTAAATCTGTAATAATTTCATCAATTAATCCGTTCTTCAGAGCCTCATCTTCATCCATATACCAGTCTGCAGGTGCTTTCTTTTTGAATGTCTTCGGATCAACCTTGGTATGTGCAAGAAAATAATCTGTTATCTTTTTACCAAGCTTATCAAAATGCTTCTTCATATTTTCAGCCTGCTCCATAGTTCCTCCAAACATACAAGAGCCAGAATGAACCATTACGGATGTTCCTGGAAGAGCAAATCTTTTATGTCCAGAAGCAAGTAAATCCGCAGCCGCACTATAAGCCGTACAATAGTTAATGGTGTATACAGGCGTCTTACTAATTTCAATCGCCTTGATTGTGGTCCACAATGCGCACACATCGCCACCGGGCGAATCAATAAATACCTTGATAGGTGTTCTTTCTTCGACGGACTTTCCTTTGTCTTCTTTGTTGCACTTAATAATCATCTTTACCAAATCCAACAAACTGTCGTTAATTTCCGTTGTAACCCAAAATACTCTATCCTGTTCATCCTGATAAAAGTCTCTTAAGTCTGGATCTGGCAACTGAAGGTTGGCAACAGATGTAGGAATTGAAAGTAATACATTTTCAAGTTCGCTCATAAAATCTTCTCCTTTTTGTCTCTGCTAAATTTTGATATAGGAAAATACTAGTGTTATCTCTATATCAGTTAAGAAAATCTCGACTGTTTTTAGAGTGTTACATATTTCACTAGCATTTTCCTATGGTTTTTCAATCATTTTGTTGTGTTAGATTTTTTCTACTTTTTTCTGCCCAGAGTCTTTTTTGCTCCTTCTGAACTTCCTTAGCACACTCTTCACAATACTTTTTTGGTTTTGTTTTGCTTTGTTTCATTAGTCTATGGCAGTTTTGGCACTTAGTATAGCCCTTGCCGTTATTCTTCCAACTCAAATAAACATAAGCGAGTTCTTGACAATCTACTTCGTCCAGTTCCAATATAACCTCGTCCGTGTTAATAAAATTCACTATCAAACATTGAGTATTATTCTTCTTGGGATATCCTAGCAAACCACTTTGTACAATCTCATATAAAATATATTCTCTATCATCGGCTGGCACCGAAACACGAGCCACCTTACACAATTCTGTAATAGAATACTTCACAAGACCATTGATAAATCCATTAGACATACTTTGTTGCTTCGCCATACATAACAGTACAAACAAAATCTTTTCTGCTCTTAAATTATCAAGAGATGATATAACGTCAAGCTCTGACTGCGTAATTTTTATATTATCAATAATATAGAACGGATATTTTACTGCGCTTTTAATAGCGTCAGAAATAACATTTGAATAACCGCTTTCGTCAAAGTTATTGTGATGTTGTTTGAGCCATTGCACCGTATCTCTATACACTTCGTCATTGCTCTTTTTCTCAGAGTGAACCAAATATCTAGTGATATATCTAATCTTAGTCATAATAGACTTAACATCTTGATTTTTACCGTCATACAAATCTTTCGCATATTTCTCTTCATTCAAAATCAACATCTGCGTCACCACCTATCTGTTGCGTATGTAAAGAAAATTTCTTTCCATCAAATTCAATATCTCCATTTTCATCTTTAATTGGGTATTGTATCATATAACTACTATTTTTCAAAACATTATCAAAAATCTGTTCTCCAGCAACATCCCAAGCGAATGTTTTATTTTTATTTGATGTATAACACAAATCAACCACGATATTTGCCAGCACTTCTGAATTAGGACACACCTTACTACACTCGTCTACGAAAATATCTTTAAGATGTACTATGTCAAAGCCGACCTCGTCATCGCCAAGGTCATTTTGATTTTGTTTCTTTAAGAATAATTGCATACCCTTATTGTATTCATCATACAACTGTTGAATCAGTTCATATTCTTCTTGTGTGTACTCGGCGTCACTCTTCAAAATAGACTTATCAAAATCAACACTAGGAATAACGTCTGTCGAACGGAATTCATCCTCAATTCTCCAACAGATGCGGTTCATTGTTCCAGGAGCTCTGCTAACAGGAAGATACTTTTCATAGTGATATATAAAAGCCTCTTCTTCCTCGGTTCTGTTATCGCAAGCATATAAACTATCCAAACTCTTGCCAAATCTAATTTTACAATTTGACTTGACCGCCTTCATATACTTATCAAGTTCTGATTTGAGCTGAGAATATCTGTAAATAAAGAACCACGGCTTGATTTCTGCAGCTATATTAGCGTTAATTTGTTTATCTTGGATGACATCCTCATCATCGTCTTCTTCAATCTTAAACATTCTTGCGTTTAGCCATTCTTTTGGAACTGGGCGAGCCACGACACCTTTTATACGATCTATGGCATTCTGTTGGTAGTTCATCATTGTACTAATTCGATATGTAAGTCGTTTGTATTCTTCGCTATCCTTATCAAACTGCTCTCTTAGTGAAATCATATTTGTGGCTTTATTGGTCACGCTTCCAATGGAGTCCCCAAAGCCATTAATGTCGGACTTTACATAATCCTCTTCGGTTGGAGATTTTTTAACGCTACTTTCCTGTTCACACATAAGGGTTGTTTTATACTCAAAGGCATCTAATAAAACCTTGTTATCGGTGCAAAAATTCGAATCAGAATCATAATCTTCGCCGTTACATCTCATAGCGGTTGTGTCCCAGCCATTCAGTATAATACAAGTTTTAATGTATTGATACCACTTTTCCATCTCGGAATTTGTTACAACCTTAAGTTTACACACATTCTCAATACTTGTCATAGGAGCACGAAATATACAAATTTCATCCGTATTTCTATCTGACCAATATTTATGATAACACTCACCAGTTTTTAAAAGCCCCGTTACCTCAAGTCCAAACATATTTTGCAATAAAACATAAGGATCACAGCTAGCAATAGAATAGTCTCCAGCGATATCCAAAACGCCTATTTTTGCATCTCGAATCCTTCTCTGTATCATTCTACTAACTTTTGACCTAACATATGGATCTTTTATGAGTTCTGGATTAGCCATAATAGCCTTGCACATAGGCTCCATATGAATTACACTCTTTTCATCAAGTCCCGACCCACACATATATAAAATTAATTTTCTCCAATCTAAACCGAGGCAGTCTTTAATTTTAGAAACAGTAGGGGAGATAAGTTCGTCAATTTGTTCATCAGTAAATGAAAAATCTTGCAAATACTGATAATTGGTAGTATGAACATTTCTTAACTCGTGTGGAGTACTCTTCGCAATACAAAATTCATATCCATTCTTCATGCAATTATTATAATAATCCTCATATCCAGCATATGAATTCCACAATTTAAGCATTGAAACCGTAAGAATCACATCTGCATCTCTTACATCCTTTTCGTCACCCCATGCATCCTTAATAATGTATGTACCAGCAACTTCTTCTGCAAATTGCTTAAAATCTACCGTAAAAACCATGCCTTTGAGAAATGCGCAGCGAGTATTAAAGCCAGAAAGTGGCTCAGAACCTTCATTTAAAGCCTCTGCCCACTTAGCACTCATCTCCGGTGAGATAAAACCCATTCCGTCACATGTGTTAATTTCGATTTCTTGTTCTTCTGGATCGCTTACGCTCGGCCACTCCAATTGTTCACCGCCCGTGTTACGAACAATTCTTACGGTATCTTTAAATTTTGTATACACATCGTTAATTACAATAATACGAGGCCATGGCACGGGAATACTAGCAGAACATTGAAGAGCAAAATATGCATTAATTTTAGCAGGAATAAACTTATAATTTAACGGAATCCCGTTATAAGTTTTGATGTCTTCATTGTCTTTTGGTCCTTCGTAGCGACCATTATTGATTTTTTTCATAAGTTTGCTATGAATGTTCTTATCAACAAACATAATGGTGCTCTTTTTTATTGATCCAGCCGTCCCAAGAAATCTTTTATATTCGAAAGTCTCAACTTTATGTCCATAATCAATAGTAATACTAAATCCATGCTTGTAGGCATACCTATAGTCTTTTGGAGAATCCATCACTAGCATCATATAGTGAGGTTGAAACTGTAATTCATACAATTCATCATACTTTTGACTAATTTGACGTTTATTTTCTGCCGAGTTTCCCTGTTTTTTTAAATATTTAATGTCTTGTTTAATTTGTGATGCCATTAAGTCAGCATCTGGTCTGCCAGTCAACTCTGGCATCCACCTCAACACTTGCGATGAACCTAAACTCACGACTAGTTGCGGTTGTTTTCTAATTTCGCTTAACTTAAATGTTAAATGCCAATTATTTTTGGATAAATATCCAGTGTTGACTTTTAACACAAAAGTTTGATTTTTTTGTGATTTTGCCATTCATTCACCGCCTTATTTTTCCCATAATGATTTCTTTATAGCATTTTCTTTGCCATTTCCGATAAACTCCCAATGATTTCCGTTCTTGTCTCTTCTGCCTTTTCGGTTTTTCTTAACACGACTCCAACAGCACTTCTGAATCTCTTCAGAGCTAATTTTAGTCGCTTTGACGGCTTCTCCCAACGTTTCGAAGGACTGGTTGAGCTCAATACAGCGAACGGAAATTTTTCTGCTATTACTATGGGCTCTTTTTCGTTCCTCAGACCAAAGATTTGACAAATCTTCTCCACCTTCAGTCATATTATAACCAAACGCCTTTTCGTTAGAGCGAAGTATAGCAATCAATAATTTTTCAAAATTTCTCGACTCTTCTTCTGTAAGATTAGATGCAATAACTTCATGTTCAAAATTGTCCCATCCGTACTTATTAATTGCGTTAGCAAACAATGGTTGAAGATACCTTCCCGAGTATTTGTCTCGTCTAAGGTAGTGCATGCCATTTGCACCATAACGATCTTCTGGGGTTTGCTGTGTTCTACCAACATAAATTTTGCCATTTATTTTATTTATGTGGACATATACCGAACAATTCCCATTATTTATTATCAATGTTACCACCGCCTTAATCTTTTTCTGCAAAAGTGCAATTTTTGCACCTCAAAAACTGTTGAAAAGTGCAAATAATGCACTTAAAAACACCTCAAAAGGTGCAAATTACTTCTTTTTCTTCTCTTCTTCTCGTCTATCTGCCCAATATTGCCAATAAATAGACCAAAATGCTCCATACATATTAATCAGCTTCCAATCATTTTGTATCGTAATTATTATATCAAAATGACCACCAAAGTCAATCACCCTTCTTACCGACTGAAAATAGTGCCATAGCGAACACACCAATTGCACCGCCTACAACCAATCCGATACCTAATCCAAGCCAAAACATTATTCTTCCTCCTCATCGTCAAATAAATTATTCATTTGCGCCTCCGACATCTGCTTCTTCTCAGTATTTCTAATCGTAATTGCTCTTTCCGGCGCTTCAAATACACCACCACAAGCCGTTCCATCATCATAAACATACTCTGCGGTCTGCTTCCAACCTTGTTTCTTTGCTTTATTCATATGCTTAGAAACAACGGTATCCATATACCACATTTTATCTACACTGCTATAAACCAAAACCGTCTCTCTTTCTTCGAGAGTTAACCTAGAATTTATCCTAATTGTCTCCATTTTACTTCAACTCCTTATTTGTCCATTTAAAAAACTCGGTCCAACTTCCAACATCATACCACTTGACACCATCTTCTTCCCAACTACGAGTGTAATAACTCTTAAAATTATGTGCATCCATAAACTTTTGCATCTCTTCATAGGCTTCCTCTTCGGTTACATCTGTTGCCAACAAGCGATGTTCTCCATTAGAGCGCTGAAAATACAAACTTCTTATTTCATTCATCTTTTTTCTCCTTCAAAACTCTCGGTATATATTTTCTGTCCTTATGATAACTCTCGGCTTTACGAGTAGCTCCAAGCACTTGTCTTAATTTGTCCAAAACCTTTTTGTTCTGAGGCTCCTCAAAAAACTGCACAATAGACTCCAACTCCTCAACTCGATCTCTATAATATCTTCGATCTTTGCGATTAATCATCAACTTTGTAGCCACTTTACTACGCTCGTCACGCTTCAGATCGTCCAGTTCAAGGCTATGAAGGTAGTCTTGTGTTAATTTATCCTGATTATTGACTTCATCGGAGCAAAATTTGTAATGAGATTGTGCCCAAGAAACAAAATTAAGAAACTCGCTTAAATGCTCTGACGGCTTCTTATCCATCTAACTCCTCCTTAAGCTCACGCATCGTCTTCCACACATCGTTAATATATCTCCATTGTGGAAGTGGACCATACTTTTCAAGATATTCGGCTTCCAAAACGCTCAATTTATTCTGGCATTTATCTGCCAGCCGGTAATTTACCTCTTTCCATGGCTCTTCCATGTCATTGTAGAACCTCTTTGAGTGCCAACTCGCAATCTCATACAACAGTTCTTTTTCTTCTCTGCTCATAATCTCACCTCAATCATTTTGTGTTGTAACGTTTATTATTTTAAACAAAAGCGGCAGTTTTGTCTATATATAAAGACATTATCCATTTAACATTTGAAACCAATCCATCTCATCTTCGTCCCAAGACTGCCACTCAGTTTTGTTTTTAAGCTCGTCGTAGTGTTCTTTAATGAACTCAAAATAAGTCCTCTTTGTAAATTCTTCGGATGACTGTGGAAAATCAATTCCAAGTTCAGTTGTCATTACTTCTACAAATTCTATTTGTTTGTCGGTAGGCGACATATCAAAGCCCTCCAAACAATCCACGTAAAATATTAGAATATGGTCTAGTAAACCTTTCTTCATCTCTTTCATATTTTCCACAAAACTCAATTAAACAACCTTCGGCGATCTCAGTACCAAGCAAACACTTAAATCTCATCAAACTATTAGGATCTCTATGCTTACAAGTCCAACAACTCTTACGGTCATAGTTCCTATAGCACTTAATTTCGTGCTCTTGCACCTCGTCCTCAGTGCCCATATAGTCACAATAATCACATCTATAAACTGGTTGCATTACTTTTCCTCCGTATTCTTTGTTCTCTGATATTTGTGGCGATAGTTCCAAACATAATCAATAAACTCTGTCCACCGATACTCAAGTTGGTCCCAAATATCAATTTTTGCTTCATTTTTGTAAATCTGTTTACCAATATGATGTTCAGCAAAACCCTTCCAATCAAATGAAACATCATAAGTTACATCAATAGCGACTTCCTCTGGATTACAACACCCACACCAAGGAAATAAGAGAATATGTCCGTCATCATAAAGTCTTATAATCACCTCATATTCGGCACGAGACAAGTACTGCCACATCATCTCGCACCGCATAGCCTTGGCGAATTCTTCTTTCGTAGAGCATTTCTTCTTGAGCTTCTTAATCTGGTCTTCTCGATACTTAAGAATGTCATAATCCCAAATCTTATTCTCATTGATGAGGTAATTTTTCACCTTCCAACTCAATGGCTTAAATTCTCGTTTAACCATATTTTCACCTCTTATTCTTTTACCGGCTGCTTAAGCCATTCAAGCATTAAATCTGGCCAATCACAAATATTTTCTGGAAGTTTATACACCAAAAAGTCAGCCAGCTCCTCGTCTGTCCTTGTTCGAATCCAATCTGCGTTGGTTGTAATCTTTTCAACTTCCTTCTTTGCTTTCTCCCTCACATAAGGATAGAAGTCGCATTTAGTCTGATCACCACCACAATTGCACTCGTCACACTCCCTAGTACCCCAACAAACACCAACTTCAATGTCATGCGCAATAGGACTACCGGTGAGAGGGTGATAAGCGTACCGTGTTTTCGGCTGAAGATGATAACAATCACATTTCGTCATAATTCTTCTCCTTTAATCATTTTGTAGTGTATATAGTATAGCATAATTGACAATAATTGTCAATAGGGCAATGAAATTGTTTACAATTAGTTTACAATTTCACCCCTAAGTAATTAGCGTTTTTAATGGCGTTAATATCTTAGGGGTGTAGTTGGTAGGGTAGGGGAGGGTAAAGTTGAGTTTTACCTAAGTAGTTAATGGTTTTAGGGTAAAAATGGGTGATTATTGGATTTCAAAGTACTCCCAGTCTGCATAAGAGCAATTAACATCCTCTTCTGCCTCATCACAAATGCGTCGAGCGTCATCTGGGCTATAATACACTCCTAATATTAGAAAATCTCCGCTAAAATATCTTTTATATGCTACATATACCGTATTCTCCATAATTAATTCTCCTTCGCAAACGCAATTATCCTTTTAATAGTCTTAGGAGTTGCTAAAATGCAATCTCCAAACTGAAGTATGCTTCCGTCATCAAGAACAGTCTTATATCCGTACTTTTTTAACCACTTTTTGTTAATTCTATGCTTACGATGTGTTCTACGTTGAACCTGCTTCGTAATGGCGGTAGTTTCAATGAGTTGAAAGCCGTTATAATATGCAGTTGGTTGTGTCATCACTTATTCTCCTTTACATCAAAGCCAAAGCACCACTTAATCATCTTCTTCTGGAACCAGTTGAATTTCTTGTCAACGCCAACCTCAACTGATGCTCCTTTGCCACTACCGATATAAATTTTTGAAATTGGCGGATCAGGAAACCAAACTGCTCTGGTATGAGTGTATTCTTGCGAAGTGTTTTTATCGGTCATAATTAATTCTCCTTTTTCTTATACTCAAATTCCTCTAATGTAACATCGACCAACCCTTTTATGCTGTCAGGTACTCCCTCAATCTGCTTGATACTATTAATAACATCTAGCAGATACATCTTCGTATATTCATCGCGTCTATTAAGTGATTTTGCCATACTCCTCAGAAAACTTACCGCTCCAAGGTAGTAAATACTATTATAGCCAAGTTCGCCCCAAATTTTATTATAGATTCCGAGTGTAATCTCATCTGTGGCAAGTTCAAACTTGGATCTTTCAGCAATTTTGTATTTATTAAGGTCGTTTATCATAATTCTTTCACCTCATAATCATATTCATTATTGTTGTTCCACATATGGTCGGGATCTTTAACAGGAAAGGTGACGGAAAGGCCGTCATAGAAGGCAGTTATGGTGGGAGTAGGGCTAATAGCCTTGGACCATTCTTCGAGTTCGTGGTCGAAAAAGAAGTTCGTATTCGCCTCTTGGTTAATCCACTCGCCAAAATCATCGATCTCACACTCTTCCATAATTTTGCCTGTACTTCCGACACACGAACCACAGTTCCAAGCGTTGCAGTAGATGTCGTCAAGAAGCTCGGCAAGGCGAGAAGGGTTGTTGGTGGCGAGGTATTTGATTATTTCTAGATTAGTCATTATTGCTCTCCTTTACAACTTCGTTTATTAATTTCATAGATTCTTCAAAGTCCACAACCTCTTTAATTATTTTTCTAATAACCTTCTTGGGGATAGGGCAGTCATCATCGTATACATTGCCTTGTGCTCTCAATCCTCTTTGAGACTTGTCATCACCGCACCCAATCTTCTGGTCGCATTTCTTATCCCACTTGGTACACCAGCCACAGGGAAATTCATAAGGACATGACTTCTTTACGCTAGCCGGAGGAATATAGTTTGGATTCGGTTTTACTGCATTAGATCCACTCGTCGGAGGAGGCGGTGGTGGGGTAGGCTTTCTAAATTCAGGCGTTTCGCAGCCTGTTTTCTTTTTCTTGCGTTCCAACATCATCGTTCTCCTTCTCGTTTGCTTTATTTGCGAAGTAGCACGCACACTCAAGATTGTGATCTTCAAGAGCAATCTCTGCGGCCGCCATAGGGTATCTGTCTATCATTTTTATAATTTTCTTGTGGTATCTCTCATAATCTTCCACAGCCAAATCACGACGAAGTTCCCATCCTCTCACTTGGTCTTTAAGAGATTCTATATTTTCTTTGAGTTCGAGCGTCTGTTTGATGGCATATTTATGTTCCTCATCAACGTTGTGATCTCTGATGCGGAGAAGGAGTTCGTCTGGGATAGAGATGAGGTTAGGTGATTCGTCAAACATTATATCTCTTGCGATAAATTGATATGATCCGAATCTAGGCTGCCCCCAAAGATTGTCTGGATCAAAACTCTCCACAGAAACATTGTTGCAAGCAATGCCCTTGAGCGACTGCCCATCATCAATAATAATTTGAATTTTAGTCATTGTCGTTCTCCTTTTTACCAAAATTAAACCAAATATACATAGCGAAGCATCCCCAGATTGTCTTGCAAACGTTTTCGGCTTCGACTGCATTATTTACATACCAGATTAGAGTGAACCAACCAACGAGGTAGATGATGGCTCGAATAATGGGCAAAACGTATTTCATCTCGGTTCTCCTTCGTAGGGTTTTGGAAATTTGGCACAAGCGACTATCTTTCCACTATTTAGTCCGCTCCAATAAAAGTTTCCCTTAGGGTATTCGCATCTGGTAAGGGGCATTACCCAACGTTTGCCGTATTCTTCACAGGTACAGAGGTACCAGCCTGCGGATTTAGGTTCAGTATTTTTATTCCAAGTCATAGTTTATTCTCCTTTAAAAATTCATTGGGCAAACGGTGATGCCACGCTCTTTGAGGTATTGGATGACATCTTCAGTCTTAAACTTCATAAGACGCTCCATCGAGACGGTGGTTTCTTCGCTCGTGATAACAATCTTCCAAGGTTTGATGTCATTCTTCCATTCGTGTACGTGACAAAAGAGGGCATCCCAGCGACCGAAGGCTCTGCCTTTCTTGCGTTCGTATCGAGCCCAGTTAATAACGAAGTATCCTTTCTCGCATCTAAGCTTCCAAAGAGTGTCAAAGTCTGTGCCGGAGATTTCTTCATTTATAGGCTCTTCGAGAAGGAGGGTATGAGATTCGGTGTTTTCGCGCACACCGTCATAGTAAAATTCGTAAAATACATTATAGGGTTTTAGCATGGGCAGTTCTCCTTTACCATCTATCTTCGCTAAAATGAATGTAACATTCAACATTCGGATCTTCTTTATCAAGACCTAGTTCAATCAAAGTATCCGCCTGCTTCTTGGTTACATAAATTCCGTCGCCTGGATAGGCTTTGCGAGTGGCACTACGAAAGTCACGAGTTACCTTAATCCAATGGAGCTTCTCAAGTGTATATTCTCCGTTATAAGTGTCGTAGCCTAGTTCCTTGCATATGCACTCGGCACTTATCCAATGCCCTTCGTGACCACAAGCATAGGTATTGCCTTCGAGGTCAATCCAACCAAACTCAAAAGAGTCGGAGTTCTTGGGATATCTCTGCTCTCTGGTGAGAGGCTTTTCACCTTTAGTGCACTCAATGATTTCTACAAAGTTGGGGTCATTGGGATTGAAAGAGGTGTAGCCACCGGCACCGTTTACAACAATGGGCAGATAGTCTTTTTTGATGTAAGGACCAAAGAGGTAGTCTCTGCAATCCTTGATGGTGTCTACATAGTCAGAGGCACGGAGTCCACCATAAGAGGTTTTGTAAATTGCATATTTCATTTTTAGTTCTCCTTATCTCGCAATGCCAGAATGTCAAGTGCTTTTTGATGAAGTTCAGGTCGTTTCATAATATCCGATACGCCCAAAAAGGAATTCAGGCTACTTAAAGTATGCTCATCGTAATAATGTGCATCTCTGATATACTTGCTGAGTGCGTTGTCCGGCATATATGCGTCACAATAGTCATTGCAATAAATACACTTGTGCTTGTTGCAAAGAGTGCAGTGGTCGCCGACATCAACGCAACAACTATATGCACAATTATTACAGCCGAAGTTTTCGCCATATTGTTCTTTGAGATTGCTTTCCTTAGCGTATTCGTATTTCTTTTCTTTTTGCCAGAGTTGGCTCTTAAGTTCGCGAATTTCGTTTTCGATTTGTTTGAGGTCAATCATTTTGTATTCTCCTTAAAGTATTTTTCGTATTCTGCTTCGGGACAGTCTATGTAGTTAAGTGGGTGGTCATCGTGCCATTCACCGAGATCAACGCTTTGAATTTTGATGTGATCGAGATTGATGTCATTTTGGGTGCAGTAGATGAGGCAGTCTTCGAGACGGTCGTCTGTGTAGAACTCGTCGTTGGGGTCTACGATGTATGCTTGAATTTTAAATAGTTTTGCCATTTTGTTTCTCCTGTTCATTAAAAGGTTCCATATTCAAATAATCACACAACTTCTGGGCACATTCAGGCGTTGTCCATGAGAAGTCAAGATTGTCAGTTGTAAATTTATCTACTTCGATGCCATCAGGCTTCTCGTAGCTTGTGCCGATAGGATTACAGCACCAGTCATAATACATCCAACACCATTCGTCATCGGCAATGCCGGTGTTGACCTTTGAGCCCATTGCTTCTGAGATAGCACTAGATCGGAAGGGGTGTGGCTCGTAGATGGCACATAGGCTCCCGCTTTCTTTTGTAATAACTTTAGCATATCTTTTATATTTCATTAGTTCTTCCTCCTACAACCGTGCTCGATAAGTTGTTTTGTAAGTTTTTCTTTTTCGTTTCGAAGTTCAATGAGTGTGCCTGAAATTGCACCCCACTCAATCTCTCCAAAAAATATATCTGCTGCAAGCCTATCATAATCCTCAAGTAGTTTTAGTACTCTGTCTAGTCTAGTCATATCTGTGTCTCCATCAATAATTTTAATACAATCTTAAATGCGCTTAATTTGCCTTCGTAGTAACAACGAGAAGCGTGGCTGTTATTATTACTGCTCTGAACCATCTTTTTATCTGCGTGAATTCTCTTTTCAATAGCAGTTATGAGTTCTTGTTTAGTCATCATTCTTTCTCCTTTACTGTATAAATCTTGCCTTCTTGGTCAAGGATTTCGTATTTGTCTAGGAACTCGTTCATTGAGACGGAGTCGTCGATAGTGACTTTGTATTCGAAGTAGTTGATGTCTGTTTTATTTTCAGTTGCGCCCAAAGTACCAACAAGTATCGATCCAAGCGCTAATACAAGACACATAAATCCAAGTACCACACGTTCGGTTGCAAATTGCCACGCCATAATGCCGAAAAAAACAAACATTGCCAATATGCCAATAGCAAGACACCATTCTGGTAGGATGGTGTTATAGATTGCTTCTGAGCTTAAAATTTCTACGCCGTTCATTCATCGTTCTCCTTCCACCAATCTGCCATGCTCCATCTGAGACTGTCTTTTGCATCATTTTCCATTCTACGAATTGCGTCAAGCAAGAACGCCTTTGTATCTTCGTCCCAACCGATTACCTTCATTTGCATACGAGCATTGTCGTCACTTTTCTGCAAGGCGTGGTCCATGCAGTTAACGAATGAGAAGGCTTTATTACACTGAGGATAAAACACCTCATTATATTCCTTAATAGTCATTATTTTATTCTCCTTCTTCTATCACAACAACCGCCTTAGCGACAGGTTCACAATATGGCTGATGGTCAAATTCAATTTTTACATTTGCTTTTGTTACAGGCAAGTGGTCGGTGTGTGCTTTGTTGAAGTAATCAACAATCATTTGACGAATTTCGTCTTCAGAGAAAATGTATTCATAAGTTTTTAAAATCTGCATTGTTAATCCTCCACTACTATATAATCCTGTGGCATAGAGATCCAAGTTTCAATGCCTGCTATTGATGCAGTATAGCTCATCGCAATCTGTGTGATACTAACCGTAAAAGGTACAGTGTGGTAGTAAAGTGATCTTACTTGCAATCCTAATGTAAAGAATTCTGCAAGCTGACGATCCGTTAAAGACGCAAGCCATTCTCTATTAGTTGGAAAGGATGGCTTTTCGGTATAGATATCGCTTACTTCAATACCGACTCCTTTAAGTGACTTAATAATTTCTTCTTCTGTGAATTCAAGTTGTTTCATTGTTTTATCTCCTTCCTACTGTGCAAAGTTTATAGAACCAATAACCTATTGCCATAGCGGGGCAAAGGATAGCAAATCCAAGGGCACACATCGTCGCTCCGAAAGGATTTACGGAATAGTTGCGATACCACCAGATAGGATTTACAAACTCGAAACCTTCAATATCGCTTAATGGTCCGTTACATGAGGTCACTATAATTGCGTCGATGACAACTCCACCAATAGTAATCAAACCGATTATAAAAATTATTTTAAGCAAACACATTATCTTATCTCCTTCCTACCATTTCTTTACAATTCTTCATAATCTAACTCTGCCCCGCAAGAGCATTTTACGGTAAGAAAATCTCCAATACTCGTAGGGGTGATTTCAAATGTGACATCGCCACCTATGGCTCCATGATAGCGTTTCGCGCACTTGCCATCGTTGTGGGTTTTATACCACTCTTGCATTTCTTTGTGCATGGCAGGAGTGATTTTAGGGAATTGATAGTTTTCAGTTACCATTACTTTATCTCCTTACATTATCTCTGGTTTGTTTGAAATAACTTCATAGATTTTATCACAGTAATCTGCAATTCCGGCATTTTGTCTTTTGATTATTTGCCAAGCATGACCTTCGTTCTTTGCCGTGACATACTCTCTACGATAAATGTCCCATTTGCTATGCCACTCTACGCAATATACTTTCTTCTTATTAAAAAGTCCCATTTTACTTTATCTCCTTCCAATCATTTCGTTCAATAATCCGTCGCATATTAGCAACACCAACAGGGTTCGCACTATGAATGCGAATAGGGTAGTTGCGGCCAGTCTCTTCGAGCCAGTCGAGGAGGCGAATGTAGTCGCCACCGTCTGAGGCGTAATCACCTGCATCATGGTCAATGTCAATGATAGATATGATATCCTCGTCACGGATGTCATACCAATTGAAAAATGTCTGTTCTACAGACTCGATTACCCCTATTGTCGAATTAACACTCTTACACCAATAATATCCCTCAGGTGCAGGTCTTACATCATCTATCCACAGTTTGATAGGTCATCACTCCTTTCATTCCCAAACTTCTTTTCTTTCAAGACAATCCTTATAGACATCAGGATAGTCAATCTCTTCAATTTGTACATTAGTGAAGCTATAACGCTCATCGGCTCCAAATACCTTGCCACAGACAGGGCAGACAAACTGAGCGTAGTAGATCTGATATTCATACTCCAGGTTGTCTTCCGTAATGTCTCTACCGTGAAACCAACGCTCGCACTTGGGGCACTGAACGGCAATGTGGCGAATAGGGGTGGGATCATAATTAACTCTTATTTTCATTTGTTGTTTTCCTTTCTGTATTTGGGCTCACCAAAATACCATTTAATATATTTGATAGGGTGCTTGAGGGATGGTTTGCTCCTAGCCCATTTCCGCCAGGCATCCCAATAGTCGCACCATTCAACTAGTCCTTCAAGGTAGTAGTATGCCATTAGTTGTTTTCCTTTCTTAATCATTTTGTGGTGTTAGATTTCATCGTCTGTTTGTTTCGCCAAAGCACGTTGCACAGTCCTAACATTGCAACCAAGATTATCTGCAATGTCTTGTTCAGATAAGCCCTGCTCATACAAAGACAGAATGTCCTCGTCGCTATACTGTTTTGGTCTACCGCCTTTCTTGCCGTTAGCCACACAAGTGTTATAACGCTTCTTGGATTTGTCAATTAGGGCAGCACACATTCCGGTTACAGTTCCAGTGATGACAGGATCATCAGATGTCATTTTACCTGTAACTCCATAGTAGACAATTTGCTTTGCTAGTTCACTTGCAATCTCTGGTTTTCCAGCGGCGTCATATCCTTCTAGGATGTCGTGCCAACTAGCTAGGAATAGGAAATTTTCTTTTGACATAACCAGTCCTCCAATCATTTTGTTTTGTTCGGACATATAATAACACATAATCAATTGGTTGTCAATAGGTTTAAGTAATCGTTTACAATTTATTTACAAAATGCTTATGACAAAACCTATGAAGCGTTCGGTTATGTCGCCACCATAGAAAAATCCTATCGGCAAAACCCACGACAAAACCGTAACAATACCTTGAAAAGGAAAAGGAGAAGGAAAAAGAAAAGGAATATATATTATGTATAAATACATAATATTTTTCGGAGTTATGTCCTACGGAGCATAATCCGAGAAGCGAAGCACTACGTGGTAGGTAGGGGAATTGGGACTTGGGCTTACGCAAGGGGATTGGGAACTAGGACTTTGGAAGGGGGATTTGGAGTAGAAACGCAACTAAATAAGATTGCTTTTGGTAAACGCAACGCTAGGAAGTTGCGTTTTGGTATGGGGCTAGGTGCTTGGACTAGGAGAATTGGATCTGGGCGTAGTTTTAACGTGCCCCTATATTAGATTTATTATATAGGAATCCTAATGCCTGGATACCTGGACTCGGTTCTTGGGTAGTTTGAAGTACCCCCGGTAGGGCTTACATAATAGATAAAGGTAGGGTTTTACTTGAGGATGTGTGGATAGGGGCTTGGATATTGGGTGGATTAGGGTGTGCTGTAGGATGGTTGTTTTGGCGTAGGGTTTTGCTGAGATTGTAAACTATTTCGGAAATCCGAAGTAGTTCGGAAATGCGATAGTTCGGAAATCCGAATTATTGTGGGGTTTGGCTTGAGGTTTGACGATTGGGTTTTGGGCTGTGGAAAAGGGTTGTGGATAACTAATATATAGGTAGGGATTTGCTGGGGGATGGTGTTGTGGAAAAGTGGAGGAGGTAGTTTGGAGGATGGGTGGAAGTTGGATTTTGGGGTTGTGGAGTGGATTTTGGGTGCTGGAGAGGCGTTGTTGGAGGTTGGTACGTGGTGGGACGAGGGTGTTTGGATTTGTTTTGTGGTGGATTTTGAGGAGGGGAATTGGGAGGTTGGAGTGGAATTTGGGGTGGATTTTTGGTTGGATTTTGAGAAATATTTTCTGTAGTTTTAGCGTTGATTTTGCAGTCAGTGTCTAAACAGACCTCGTCTCGACCGATTGGCAAAAACCCTTGTATTGCTTGGTTTTAAGTACCCCCACCTAAAAAGTACAGACAATATGAATTGTCAATACTTTACAAAGTTTTGCCGATGGTGTAGTATTCAATCACCGAAGCGAAAACGATACGCTTTGGTCGTGTAGTGCATAGCACACACGCAATATTATGGGGGCGCCCACACGCAAGGAGAAAAATCATGGCAAAAATGTTTGAAATCAAAGGCAAAACGGCAACTCAGAACGCATTTCTCGCGTTCGCAGCGTACAACCGCGCAAAAGCACTCGTGGACGAGCATAACGGCAAAATCGACTTCGTCGACGGCAAAAACATCAAGGCGACTTTCAAGAGCAACAAAATCGCAACCGACTTCGTGACTGCGTTCGAGAGCGAGTACACGAAGGCACACAAGGCATACGCAAAGGCGAAGGGCAAAGCACCGAAAAAATCCAAGGGCAACTCCGTTGACTTCACGCAATTCAAGGGCTCCAACTCCGACAAGAACAAGGCACTTCACGCAATGCTCGTGGGCAAAGGCATCACCAACTCCAAGTCCGACGAGTACATGAGCGTATGGAACGCTCGTCCTTGGGCGAAGTAATCCCATCGGCTCGAACCTTCATCGTGCTCCCGAGTACACGCTCGGGGGCACCATTGAGGGCTTGAACCTCGCAAATACACACACGAAAGGAACATCATCATGACAAACCTCATCATCTCACTCGCTTGGATTACACTCGTTACGCTCGTACTCGGTACGCTCGTGTACATCGCACCCAAGATTGCCGACTTTATCAAGGCATTTATCCGTTGGCATTTTCACGACTGAGCACACACGAAAGGACGACAAGACTATGACAAACGAACGCATCTGCAACGAAACCTACAACGACACCGAGTGGACTCGCTATTGGGGCGTGGACGCAGATGAGTACGAAAGCGACGACTACGCAAACGAGGGAGAAGACTAACGCTCACGCACCCAAGCAAGTGCCTAAACTGCTTCCGTCTGTCGGTAAAAGTCCGACACCGATGAGCACGAGCGAAACGGATTATGCTTCGCCTATGGGCAATTCACATAGGCACGCTCCTACGAAGGGGAGCAGAAACGGAGATACAAATGATGACCGCAATGCAGATGATTGAGATGCTCGACCGCAATGGCGTGCACTATGTTACGCTCACTTGGGCGACTGGCAACAAAGTGTCGCAGATTTACTTCCTCGAAACCAACCCTTATGGCGAAACCGTCATTCGTGTGTGGTTCTTCGGTGGCAAGGACAGTCGTGCATATTCCACTTCGAGCGAAATTGCCAAGAATGGCGAACTTGATTTGCTCGCTTGGTATGCGAACGACTGCGAAGATTACGCAGAAGCCGACCTCTACAAAGTGGAGTGGCATTGACACACACACGAGAAAGCTTGAAATTCCCACTCGTAAAAAGGGATACCCTCACGGACAAGCCTTCACGTGGCGAGGGTGCTTGCGAATTGTCACACTTACATACGAAGGAGAACCGAAAATGACCAAGTATCAGAAAATGCAAGAAGCCCACAGAAACGCTCTTCACACACTCGCAGATAACGACTGCGACTGGGATTGGGAGTTTATGCACAAGTTCGTGCTCACGAAGATTCGCAATATGCTCGAATATTACGAACTCGGTGAAAACAACACCAATTCTGCCGAGTGCAACGCCAAGATTATTCGTGAACTCAAGCATACGCTCGAACTCAACGAAAGTGGTGACCTCCGCAATATGTATGCTTACATAGGCAGTCATATGCGTGAATGGTGGGACTAAACTGCAAAACCGAAACCGACTGTCGTGAGGACAGACGGTCGTGCACGAGTGGTGTCGTGTGCCTGACGATGGTAGCCCACGCAGAACGACCAAAGGAGAACCCTATGAAACTAACTGACATATTCACACACACAAGCGAAGGCATGTACGAAACAAACACAAGCCTTTATCGCATCATTGCCGTGACTACACGCTTTGGCAAAAGCCTACTGAACATCACATTCGAGTACTATCGTGTATCCGAATGCTTCGTGGGTGGAGTGCCTGCTCGTGAAGGTGGTTGGCACTCATATCCTGTAAGACGCAGATATGTTGCCGAAAAGCCTTGTCGCACACTTGTCTTCACACCTGAGGACACGATGCGCACGAAGTACTTTGCCGAGCTTCGTGAGTGCGAATGGACACAAATGCTTTAACACACGCTCCTAGGTACGAGCATAAACTGCCTAACCCTACGAAAAGCCGACTTCCACGCAGTGTAGGGTGGACAACAAGTCGTGCAAGGCACACGAGCGAGTGTATTCGCATAAATTTACGCCTTCGACACGACTTGGCTAACGGCTAAAATTTTACACGCCCAAAAGGGGCGAGAAGGAGAACATTATGAAGAAGACCAACACTAACGCAATCGTATTCGCACAGGCATCCGACAACGCAAAGGCAGTTGTTGCCAACAAGTATGTTGCACACGCTCTGTACACGCAAAACAAGGCTCTTGTTGAGCAACTTGGTGGCACGCTCGTGAAGGGCGTAGGTGGCTTCCGTGCCGAGTTCAAGACCGTTGCTAACGCAAAGAAATTCGTGGCGACTGCAATTACGCACATCGACGCAGATGACTACGCAAAAGCACGCAAGACCGAACCCAAGGCAAAAGCAGAGCCGAAAGCCAAGAAAGTTGCTCCTGTGACTGCGAAAGGCAAGAAGACCGACCTCGTAACCGTAACGCTTGCAGATGGCACGCAAGTACAAGTCAAGGCATCTGCTCTTGGCATCGAAACCAAAGCACCTCGCAAGAGCAAGGGTGACGCTCCCACGACTGCACCTAACGCAAAGGCATCCAAGAGCGTAAAGGCAGACGAACCCAAAGCGAAAGCAACTCCCAAGAAAGCAAAGGGCAACGCCGAACTTACAGACGCACAAAAGAAGCGTCTTGACATCTGCAAGACGAGTATTCTCAACCGTGCAGCGAGTGCATACTCCATCGCCAACGGAGGCGAGGCTACCAACTTCAAGGCTCTTGGCAAGACCGAGAAAGACCTTGCACAGTACATTCCCAACGCAAAGGCAGGCTTGCTTAAGTCCAACAAGTGGGTAAAAGCAGTCGAAATGGGCATCACCGAGGATATGCTCGGCTTCTAATCCACACGCTTAAACCTACACAAAGGGCATCACTTCGGTGGTGCCTTTTGATGTGGGCTTAAACCACAAACATTACACGAAAGGAGTACACGATTATGTACAGACAGTACGAAAACCCACACACCCTTGAGGAACGCCTTGAGGAAGCCAAAAAGCGACTTGCCGAGAACCCTTATGACGAGGATTACGCTCTTGAAGTTGCAGAACTCAAAGAACGAATCAACTTCGCTTGGCAAGACGACGAATACGACGAGGATTACGCTCGTGAGTATTACCCGGAAGAATATGCGAAAGGAGAGTGGAGATAATGACTGCAAACGAATACAGAGCAATCTGCGACGCACTTATAAGCGACCATCACGCAAAAATGCTTGAAGCCGCAAAACTTGGAAACGATCCAAAAGCAAAAACTAATTAAGGCTCGCATAAAACCACGCACCGAAAGGGCGTTAAGGTTGCGACCGAGGAGGAAATATCATGGCAAGAATTTCAAAAAGAGTAAAGAATTATGCACCCGCAAAGGGTACATGTAACACGCAAATGAGCGTGTTCGACACCATCAACGAGGTTCTCAACACAATGTTTGACATTCGTTGCTCCACTAAGAAAAAGTGGGGTTACGAGTGGTATGACCTTGCACGCTACGGCTATTATGCAGAGGCTCGTAAGGAACTTATCACCAAACCTGCTTGCATGGCAAAGACCGTTGCACTTAAATGTGTGAGCGACCTTGAGGAACTGAACGCTATTATGAACGAACTTGAAAGGGGTAACAACTAATGAAAATCACATTCAAACGCACAGAGCACAGACACATTGTGACCGTAAATGGCACACCTTATGCATTCGACACACTGAAAGATGCGTGGACATTCATTCACGCACTCAGAAAGGAGGTGGCTTAAATGCCTGAATATTTGGTCGAAGAATTTATTGACGGCAACTGCGAGTGCACATTTGAAGAGCAGATTGACAAAAAGGTGAGCCTTTTGTATGATTTGTGTATGCTCTACAAACGCAGAAAAGGTGTAGATAGCCGTGAGGAAGCCGTTAGACAACTGTTTTCCTCATACCAAAACGAAATGCAAATAGACAATGCAGTCCACGACATTATCGTAGGAAACTGCACGCTCGACGATCTTCTAAAACGAAAGGGGTTTTTAAATTGAAAAAAGCATTATTTTACATTGACGGAGGTCCAGTGTACATGGGCTACACAAGCGGAGCCCGTTGGAACGGTTGGGCAACACCGTATTTCACACTTGAAGAAGCACAGAAAATTCAATCCGAGTTCAACCAAGGTGACGGACTTCGTATGTTCTACGATTGCCAAGCCGACAAGTTCATTCTGCAATACGAGGACGACGATGAGCCTTACATCTGGGAGGGCGAAGATATCCAAACCGTTGACGGAAAACTTCACCTTTACGGCATTGGAGCATACAGTCACATCTGGGACGAGGCTGACGAGAGCGACAGACGATACCTTGCCCAAGAGGTAGCCGACTTCATTCTCCAATACGACACATACAACTACATTGACGATGATGCGACACGAGATTCACTCGTTGAGCAAACCGTCAAAGAGTTGGAAAACTTCGACACATTCATCAAGGTGCATAACGCTATGAATGACGACAGTCTTGACCAACTTGGAATTTATGCGGTGCTATTCATGGTACTGACACTTTAAGGGTTGCCCAAATGGGTAGCCCTTTTCAAATACACAAAAATGGAGGAATGTAAAATGTTAATCTTATCAACGAAACTTAAAAACGCAATCAACAAACACGCCAACGGAATGGACTTGACATTCACACTTAAAAACATCTCAGTCAACGGAAGCAAGAGAGGTTGTAGCGGTTTCGTTCGCAATAATGCAAACGGATCTGTAATGTATGTAACCACAGAGCCTTGCAGATGCGACTTGCTTTATATGTACAGATATGCAACCCACGAAAAGGACTACACAGGTTACCGTAACCGTTGGGCAGACAACCTTGATGCATTGGCAGATGCAATATGCACTTGCCTTAAAAGCACGCCACAAGAACAAAATGATAGGAGGATTTAATATGAGATACAGAGTACACGCTTACCTATGCACCAACTTTGCAGGCTTAATGGATATGCTTGAAACCGATGACTTCTACGAGGTCCAAGACTTCGTATGGGAAAACTGCCAAAAGGGTTATGACTGTGAGGTCTACGACACCGAAACGGGCGATAGAAAATGGGCATATGCCGAAAGCTTCACTGAAACCACCGAAGAACCAAACGAGCTTTACGCAGATCTGCGTATGGAACAATGCGAACAAATGTGAAAGGAGCACGATAATGAGCAAATATTGTCCTATGTGCGATGCAGTCACGAACTGCACGGAAAACTGCACTTCTTGCATGGCAGAGGAACTGAGAGAAAAGGTGGAAGCGTTGGAATATATCACTTCCGACATTGACACGATGATTGACACAAGAAAGGAGTAACACAAAAATGCTTAAAGTTGGATCGATGGTGCGATATACTCGCAAAGATAACGCAGAAGACATTGAAACTGGATTCTATCCTCCTATCGGCACTCGTGGAGCGATTGTGAGCATCGGCTCTGGCGATGACATCGAGGTTAAATGGGAACACGGAACACGAGGTGATGGTATTTGGTGGTGTACGACCAAAGATGTTATTGAGGTCGAGTTTTCGCTCAAAGAACTCATCGAAGAAAAGGTCGATGAAATATTCCTCGCATACCAAAATGCCAACGACATCACAAACGGCGACATTGAACCTATGGACGCCTTGAAGCTCGATGACATCGAAGAAATGCTCAAAGAACACATTGAATATGTATGTGCAAAGCAGAAAGGAGCAGACGAATGAAACCTACTCAATACACATTCAACTTCAAGGGCGGACCAATTACAGTATGGGCTATGAACTTGGAAGAAGCAAAGATTTGCGCCCAAGCAGAAGCAATACGAAACGGTTGGGATTATCACATTGATGGGCAAAAGAAAAAATCCGTTGATTTCACAACAATCGACAAAGCCATAATGTACATTATTGAAATTAATGATACCGACACCTTTGACGAGCAACTTGATTGTATAGATGCTCTGATGAAGTTGCGAAACAAATTGAAAGAAAAGGAGATTACGAAATGACCAGAGATGAAATGCTCGACATTCTCATAAGTCAAATCAACGAACAAGCCAAAAATGAGCTTGAACGACTTGAATTTTGGATTGAAAATGCGGACACAGAAGATGAGTTATGCGAATTGTGGGAAGAAAAACTCAAAATTAAATATGTGCAAAAGACATTCTCGGATAAGGAAGTATATAACGCCACATATCCAAATGACAACTTTATAATGGACGACCGAGATATATACTTATGCATTAACCGAACATTATCTCATATACACCAGTTAGTCGAATGCACATATATGCATTGCCATTATGAAAATCCCAATACATTTGCGAACAGTTATATGACCATCTACGAAAAGATGATAACCGAGAAAATGCTAAAAGACAAGGAGGAACACAAATGACACTCGAAGAACTCAAAGCCGAAGCCAAAAAGCACGGCTACAAACTCACCAAGGAGTATATCCCAATTCGATTTGCACAATGCATCTGTGGACAAAAGGGATATGCCGTCAAACACATCAAACTGAATCCACACCAATATTACTACAAATGCAACAGATGTGGATTTAGTGCAGACGGAGCACGAACTCAAAGGGAAGCAAAACTCAAATGGAATGAATGCGTAGAGAACGCAAGAAAGGAGCAATAATGAAAGGTTTACAAGGCAAAAACGAATTTCGCCGGGAATACACAAGTGCCCAAATGGAACTTCTCCAACGACTTGCCGAGATTGAGCAAGAGGATGAAGACCGTTGTGCCAATTGTGGTGGTGAAGATTGCATCTGTTGTGAATACTACCACGATAGGCAGAAATGGAAGTCGCCAAAGGAATTGTTTGAAGATGATCCATTCGCAAATTGGCACGAAGACTAAGACAAAAGGCGGTGAGAAAATGAAATTAATCCCAATTGCCGAACGCAACAATTACCAATGTCGCCTATGTGGTGAAACACGAAGCGTAAAATACTTCATCGAAACCGTAGATCCGCTTGAAGGCTCAGAACCATTCTATGCACCATATTGCAACAAGTGTGCGTTAAGGCACACAAATAACCACAATGAGGAGGAACAATAATGAAAATCAAAATTGATTTAGAATTACTTAACGCACAAATCTACGAGTGCGACATCAAAGCAGACAACGCAAGTAGCGAGGAAGAAAGAGATATCTTCGAGGGCATTGCAAATCTGTTGAGCAATATTGCATTCGCAGTCGAAAACGAAGACGAAATATATTTTGAAAGAGAGGAACAATAATGACAGAACGCAAATGGAAACTAAACGAGGATATGCACCCACAGGATTGCATATTAGACCCAGTAACATTCCAACAAGTGATTGACGCCGTACATTGTAACGAGCGAGTAATCAATGGCTTTACGGTGCATAGAGTTGCAAGAGAGATTGTGGAAAGTCGCTTGGAAGACTTTATGTACCTAATCGAAAACAACATGAACGAAATTATCGCAGAAGCGAAGAAAGGCAGGAATTAACATGAAATTAGTATTAAACAACGGAGAAATCAAAGAGGTAGACACAACACACATATTCAGCAACCAATACAACACGACTGACGGACAACGCATTATGGACACAGAGGTAAAATACATCATAGACGATATTCGTCTTGGTGAATTCTACTGCTCATCTGTAAAGCAAGGCACTTATGATGAGGTTGCAAAGGCAATAGCAGACACAAGAGCCAAGATTGATAAATGCGAGGGATGTTGGTGGTTCCACAAGCACACTCGTGTGGAAGATGAGTGTCGCAAGAATGAAATCACAGAGGGAAACAAGAAGATTGTGGACGAGCGTACAGTTTACGAAATCTCTTGTGCCCACAAGCCGACTTATGGAAACTGCATTCACGATATAGACGAGAAACCAGTTCTATTCCGTGAAAAGAATTACTGCTTCTTCTGTGAATACCCACAAGGTATCCCAGACATCAAGCCATTGAAGGAATTTATGGTTGCAAATGCAGAGAAGTACGGAATTGTGCCTTATTGGGGCAATGACAAGTTGTCCATTGATGTTAGAATTAGGCACGACAAGCCATTTGGCAGCTATGTGTTCGAGACAGCAAGTAACTCTATGTTTGAACTTTCAAATGCACGAAACCGTTTCTTGTTCTATGTAGATTGCGAAAACAAAACGCTTATTGTAAAAGAGTCCTTCAGTTACAAGGTTCGCAAGTATCTTGGCACAAGCGAATACCACCACGAAACAAAGAAATCCACATACGAACCAATCAAAAACTACGACAAGTTTGCCACTTGGCTTTGGCAGATTGTTGATGATTTCAACGCAACCAAGTAATTGACAAATACACAACAAAATGATTAACTAAAATTATAATGCTGACCTATCGGCAACACGGGGAGAAGGAGATTTATTATGAAAAAGATTCAGAGAGAAGAAACCAAGGTAATTTACACCGACATTTATGTATCCGTTGACGGCAGAGAGTTCACAAACGAGGCAGATTGCAAAGCGTGGGAAAATTCCTACAAGGGCACAATCGAAGCAAGTTGGAAACTGCTTAACAAGAAAGAGGTTTGCAATTGCGATTATGGATTTGCATGGTCAAGCGAGGATCATGAATGTTATGCAATCAAGCCGAAGAATCTTGACGAGATTGTTCTGATTAACGCATATATCAAAGCAACAACTGATAGCAACACCACCCTTACAACAGAGCATATCGGCAAGGTTCTTATTCTGAACTTTGGTTATGACCATGATTGGTGCGATGTAGACATTCTTGCAGATCACTTTTCAAAAGTCGCAGAGCGAATCGCTAAATTGGAAGCCGAAATGAATGGCGAAAAGGAGGAAACGGAATGCACTGCACAAAATGCAACAAACTAATTCCAACAAAGATTTACCCCGGGCAAACGTGCCAAGGGTGTTACCTTTACTATCTCAAGGGTGGGACTGACAATCCCACCCCACCCAAAGGCAAGATTGCATACGATAGCCGAGGATATGTGGTATGTCATATATGCGGCCGAGCATACAAACGCCTTGGTTCTCATGTGAAAGAGTTTCACAATATGAGCATTGCCGAGTACAAAGCAGAATTTGAACTCTGCAATAATGCACGAACAACAGAAAGAAATTACTCCGAGCATATGCACAAACTTGCATATAAGTACGAAATGCCAAAGAGACTTCAAGAGGCAGGCAAAGCCACAAGGGTTAAGAAAGGGCAAAAGGATTTGCGCCTTGGCAAGAAAGTGCGTTTACAAGAATGTTTGGATAGGTCGGAGAGATATAAAGGAGTAACGAAATGAACAAAAACAAGGCATTAACAATCTTGCAAAGCGTTCACAAAGATGTGTGTGGGAATTGGACAATTCCTCACAGTTACAAGCGTGTTGAGAAAGAAGTGATTCTTTCTAATGGCGAAAAGGCAACGCTTGCAGTTGAGGATGATGTATACGAATTTCTTGACTATGTGAAAAAATTAATTGAAAGCGAGGAAAATTAAAATGGCACAATGGAATTACACACTTAAATGGGGCAAACAACTTAGAGAGGCAATCTGTGCAGAGGATGAGGAATTCGTAGTAAGATGCTTAATTGCTTGCTACCGTGAATTGCTCAACAAACTGTCCGACGAGGATAGAGATTGGAAAGAGTCTGACATCGAGGATGAAATTTTATGTCTTGAGGCATACGAGGAAGATTACGATGTTGATGATTATTTGGAATCCTTCTACGACATCTGCGACGATGTAAGAGCATGGATTGCAATATAAGGAGGAATTAACATGAAACATTATGTAGTAGTGCTCGATTGGGCAACAGAAGATGATGAGGCAGTTGCAATCTTGGGTGTGACACACACCTACGAAGAGGCAAAGGAAATATTTGACAAGCAACGAGCCGAAGAAATGGAAATTATCGAAAACAACGGATGGGACATTGAAACCGATAGAGACGATATGCTTGATGCAGGTTCGATGGGCTATTGGAGAGAGTCTCATACTACGCTTTATATTCAGGAGGTAGAGTAAATGAAAACCTACAAAGTAACCTACATCGAAAAGCTTATCCACACATTCTATGTGGAAGCAGAGAACGCAGAAGAAGCCGAAAGAGCATTTGAAGAAGGGTGTGAGAATAGTCAGTTTGATTTCTCGGACGGAGAGATTGACACTACGGATTATTGGGTAGAGGAAGATAACGATGAACATCACTACCACTACACACCATCTGCCGAAAACGGTGATTATTCACCAAGCAATCCGTGGGATGCTCCCGGGATGTCAATGAAGGACTTTATTTGAGGAGGAAATATAACATGAACGAAATCAAAGTAACCGTAGCTTACGAAAAGCCCAACACAAACAAATTCGATGCTCTTATGGCAGAGTACGAAGCCGCAAAGAAGTACGCAGACGAAACCGTTGCATATTACAAACCTCTTGCAGATGTTGCAGAGAACGCAAAGTTCGATGCAATATTGGAGCAGTTGGAAACCATTAAGGAATATGCAAGACGCATTAGCGAAATTACAGGTGAGTCCACATATATTCGAGAATGGATTGGTTCTTGCCGATTCGACATTTCGTATCATCCTAACGAACCTAGACTGCAATATGAGGTCAAATATGGCGGAAAGCCATTCACAAAGGCGCAAGCACAAAATGATCGCAACACATTCTTTGACGGTATCAATATCATTGGACGATGGGAGGAGTTGAAAGCGTATGAACAATTAGAAGGAGCAGCGTGTGGCGTGTTGCGAAAAGCAATCACCGAACAAACACGCAGAGCAAACCGTGAAAAGAACCGTCTTTACAACATTACAAAGGGAGGAAATTAATTATGACACAGAGAGAAATTGCATTGCAGAAAGCATGGGAATCAATTCAGGAGTATTGCAAAAAGTACAAAGGTTTATCCACACAAGATGTACAGTTTGAATGGCAACACGAGGTGTATGTGTGGCAAGAATTTGGTGTAACGCCTAATGGAGAGGCGTATTTTGTAAGAGGTGGTCACGACAAAAGTCGTCGTTCCAATAATGCAGATTGGTACTATCACCCAAACCACAACGAAGGTTATGTTTTTGCCAAGTATCCTTGTATCGAAGATATTGTCAAGCATTGGAATGTTATCAAAACGATGCTTGAAAAGAAATTTCAGATAGAACAAAGCATTTACAATTTTAAAGCGTAAAGGGAGGAAATTAATATGGATCAACTTACAATCAACGACATTTTGGCACTTTGTGCAAGACTTAGACAAAAGGGTATGACAATGGAGGAAATCAAGGCATTGCCGATATATCTTGGCGATGATGATGAACTTAATGGTATCCACACAGGTTGGGCACTTGATTTCGTAGATTCAAACAACATAACCGAAGATAACGAATGGTTGGTAGAAATGATTAACGAAAACCGTTGCAACATTAAACTTAATGGCAAAGCCGTTTTGATATCTTAAGGAGGATAACACATATGAAATTTATGACAGACTTCACAACAATTTACGAGGATGTTCGCAAGGCAATTGCGAATGAAATTTGGAATAGCCTTGAGGCAACACCAATTGTGATTTGCAGATATAGCAATCACCCAGATGATGACTACCTTTGGTTGTATGTTGCACAAAAATGTGACACATATATCGCAGGTTTGGCAAACACAAGCCGTAAAGGTTATGTAGGGCTTTATGAAAACCATTATGGATGCACATTCAAGCAAGCAATGGAAATCACAACAAACAAAATAAATGATTTTAACGAGGGGAGATAATTATGGAAAAGCAAGCAAACATCCAAAACTATTCATTCTACGACACATACACAGTGTCAGACAAGGGGGACAATTGGAGTAGAGTTGTGTCAAAAATGGTACAACTTGCAGGTAGATACTGTGAGAGGTTCGCAAGTGACATTTACTATGACATCGATTCATTCACAGGTCACATCAGAGATAAAGTCGATTACGACAGATATCTGTTCTTCCGTGAGAGTGGGGTAACGGCACTATCTTATGAAGATGTGAAAGCAATCGAAAGCACCGATTACATTCAAGCGTGGCACTTGACTTATAATGCAGAAACCGAGGAACAAGAACTTACGAGAGTGAGTGTAACATTTGAAAGGAGGTATTGGTAATATGACGAATGTTGATGTAATCAAAGCACGTTTCTTAAAGGGAACAAGGATCGAGCTTATCGAAATGAATGATCCATATGCACCGGTGCTTGAAGGCACAAAAGGAACTGTTGAGTTCGTTGATGATATGGGTCAAATCGGTATGAAATGGGATAACGGCAGAACACTTGCTTTAATCCCAGAGGTAGACAAATTCAAAGTTATTAAGGAGGTAAGTATGAACGCAAAAACATTACTACACAAGGCAAAGGAACTTATGAAGCCAGAGGAAATTGGGTGTAACTACGAAAGTACAAGTGATTTATACTTGAAAATAACACCAATCTCAAAGGAGCTTATCGCACATTATGACTTCAAAGAGAATGTGACAAAGTTCCTTGATAACATTGACCACGAGCCTTGGTACGAAATCCCGTTTGGAAACACAGATTGGTGGGAGCGTAGAGGTTGCCCTTGTGGAGAATTGCAGTTATAATTAACACAGCAAAATGATTATAATAGGGGTGGGCGAAAAGCCCACTCCAAAAGGAGGAAAAGTAATATGAGTAAAATTGCACAGTTTATCAAAGAGTCCGTTGAATGGTTGGTGGAAAACCAAGAAGGGTGTTGTCGTTATCAACTAGATGACCACCTTGCAATCTTTGTAGGTTGGTCTGGTGGGTATGGCAAAGAGCCGAGGAAAGATGTTATCCAAGCAAAAGACGATCCCGATTGGGGCATAAATGTTGGTATCAAGGTTTGGACAAGCGACTATATGCAGACAGACTTTGATTGGCTTAACTTTCCATATGAAGAAGATGGCGATGTATGGGATATGAGTTTGAGCATTGCACCGAACGATGATTATGAGCGTATCGCAAAGAGTTTGCTTAAGTGGTACAACGAAGTAAAGGAGTTTGATATGACAGATGGTGGAATGATACTTCCGAGAGAGGTTGAATATGATGTAGCGTGCTTCGAGAGAACGCTCAAAATCAAGTTCTCCAAGGGTAGTAACATTGACAAGGATGAGATTTGGAAAGCACTCGATAGATACTACGAAAATTGGCACGAAAATGACGATCCAGATATGTGCCTTGAAGAGTATATGGTTGATAGTGTTTGTGTGAATTATGGCTTGGATTATGATGAATGGGATTCTATTCCTTACGGAGAAAACTGCGGACACAGAGAGAGCCTGTGGGTTTGCGAACATTGCTTGTGGGCAATTGAAAGTCGCGAAGGAAATCAAGCAAGACTTGCGCACAGTGTTGATGAGATGGACGCTATTGATTCAAGGTGTGAATGGTGTAAATCTTGTGGACATGGTACATTGTACGAATTAGTTTAAGGAGGTAAATATGACAAACATTACCATATATGACATTGAGGCAGAGGCACTCGAAAAGATTGCAGATGCAAATGATACAACCGTTGCAGAGGTTGTTGAGATGCTTATGGAATACGCAGAAGAAATGAAGAAAAATAACAATTTGGTTTAAGGAGGCAACATTATGAACAAGTACAAAGTAACAGGTCTTTACACAATCAGCTTCGAAATGGAAGTCGAGGCAGAAAACAGAGAAGAAGCAGAGGAAATGGGAATGGATCTTGACATTAAGACGGAATGGAATGGTAATTCTGTATTCGTGGATTATGGGGAAGCATACCTCAATGCCGATGGTACTATATTCGGCGTGGAAGTTGAATTACTTGAAGGCGAAGAAGATGAAGAGGAGGACGATGAATAATGAAAACAAGATATTATGTATGTGGGCTTGGCTATGATATAGACCTTGAGGCTATTGATTACGAGGTTGGATTTGGGGACTTTGATACTTACGAGGAGGCATATGAACTGTTTGTAAAATTGCAATGCAGAAATGATAAGTTGTTCTTCGTAGATGCACCTAAGGTGTATGAAATTGACATTAGAGTAGAAGAATGTGAAGAAACTGAAGATGCAATTGAGTGCGTTGATGTGAAAAACGAATGGGGAATTATTAATCCGAAGTACAAGAAAGGTGCGATGAACAAACAGCAATTTATGGATTATATACACGATAACTTCAATGTTAGCGTAGAGTTTTTGAGACTGCTCGATAATGTATTGCAGTATGCAGAATTGCAAAATTTCGATATTGATGATCTGCATTTGTTCTTAAACTTTATGCTTGATTGTGGTGTCGGCATTAGTAAGACGGAAATTGATATGGTAAATATTTTTAAGGAGGAAGTTTAATATGAAAAAGCACACAATATGGAGCAACATTGACTTAAACATTGAGGATTGGAGAGCTGGATATGCCGAGTATATCGGTATGAACGAACTCGATGAGGATCCAAACGATGAAGATGCCATCTATAATTGGATGGTAGAGATGAATGATAGTTATCTGTATGACGAAAGATATAATCTCAACGAAGAAGTTGATGGAAGAATTCTTGTTATAGGAGATTTGGGACTGTGGAATGGTCGTGTTAGTGGATATAAGATAATCGAGAGTCGAAACATTAAAAATATTCTCAGTTCCAATAGTGAATATGTTGAGTGGTATGGCGATGGTTATAATATTCGTGCAAAAGAAATCCATCACGATGGCACAAACCATTATCTTTACAGAGTCATTCGTGAGGATCGAAACATTGATAATCTGCTTGATGCAATCTATAACGGCGAAGAAATTACGAACAGTAAACTGAATTATTATACAAAGTCACTGTATAAAAGCGTGGCTGAAATTTATGGATGGAGGTAATCAATATGAAAATTTGTCGTGATGGAAAACTGATTGAACTTACCGAAACAGAAATTAACCACCTGTATCTCGAAATACAGAGAAGGAATTATGCAGAAGAGGTAACGCTCAAGCTTATTGATTACTATGATATCGATCCTGTAAAGGAAAACATCAATGTAATGCGAATTGTCGAGGATGTCAGATGCGAAATCCAAGACAACGACACAATTTGGGACTGTGAGCAAGAGGCTTATCACAGAGTAATCAAGGCTTATCTTGAGGAAAGGGGAATTAAATATGGACAAGATTGCTGAAATTTTGGTTAACAAATGGTATTTTGATTGTTTGGTATACAACATTCCTGTTAGCAAATCTGATGTAAAAGATATTGTCGAAGAACTGATTCAAACAAAAACAGAAAAAGAAAAATGGGAGGAATAAATAATGTCAGCACACAACAATTATGAGGTTTACGAAGAAGCAAAATGTGATTTAGGTTTGGTGGATATAGTCAATGCGTTTGATTATATCCAAACACTAATAAGATATGTACCACAAGGTAACAAACTGCGCGAGTATTACGATGAGGTAACCAAACCGCTTAAGAAATTTGCAGTAGCTTGTTTAACGGATGCAAAGTGTCCAAAGTGTGGAAGACGACTTTATGTAAGCGACTTGGAAGATTATGAATATGTATGCACTTATTGTGATGAAAATTATTATGAGTGCGAAATAATGTGGAGCAAGTCTCCTACAGAAACAATAACAAATATTGAGGAGGAAAATGAAATGAAAAAGTACGAATTAAAGGATTATAAGGAATTTTGCAACGAGGCGTTGACTGCACCACCATTTGAGGCGTTTGATGATGGCACATCTGATGAGGAGGATTGGTTCAGTTCGCACAAGATTCAAATCATTGCAAATAATTGCGTTATGGAACTTGATTATGACGCAGATGCAGTTAATGAAATTGATTATGCATTAAGAGAAATCCATGAAGCAATTCTTGGTAGTGGTGAGGCAACTACGGGAAATACATTTGGAAGCCAGTACAGACCTGCCGAGTTGAAGGATGTCGTAAGATGGTTCATTATGTATCGTTATGAAAATTGGGGTGGTTTGAATTGGTTTGATTATGCAAAGCAAGCAGTTGAGGAACTGAAAGACATTAAGAGTGTGATTGGCATATATGAACACGCTAAAAAGATTGAGAAGGATATCGAGTTTAAGTGTAATTGGCACAACTTCAAGATTGAATCACTTAAGGATGCAACAGAGGAGGGCATCAAAAAAATCATCCTTGATTGGGTTGGTTCAAACCTTGAGATTTCATATGACCCACACACGGACAAGTCGTTCATTATTGATTACACATTTAAGGATCCCGGCGATTTCATTGATTGGTGCTGGGGACAAATCAATAATGACGAATTAAAGATATTGCTTGAGAGCTACAAAACACAAATTTTTGAGGAGGTCAAATAATTATGACAAACGCAGAATTTAGAACAAAACTTACGAAGGCATTTGACACTCATATGTTTATGAACGAAAGAGATAGACATACGGTGAATGAACTGATTCACATTCTTAGACACGATAACGCGTTCAAGGGTAAAGATTACAACATTTCAATTAGCAGAAAGAATGGAGAGTGGTGGTGCATCCCCACTCTTGATGCATTCGTAACAACTGCTTGCTTGTCTATATGGTTTGAGGACGAGCAAGTCGAGTTTGAAATTGAAGAGTTTGGTGAAGAAAAATACAATTGCATTACAATATATGAAAGTGAGGAAAATTAATTATGAAAAAGTGCCCAAAGTGTGGTTGTCAAAAGTTTTATGTAACTGCTCATGTTGTAGAAGAGTGGATGGTAGATGCCAGTGGTGATTATATAATGACTACAGGTGATTGTCTTGAAGTGACGCATTATCCAAATAATGAAGATATTTGGATTTGTACCGAGTGTGGGTATGATGATGTAGGTAGTGAATTTGAAATGGAGGAGAATTAATTATGAAGAAGTATAGGGTTTATGGTACGGTTGAGGTTGTGGTTACCAAAGAGGTTTGGGCTAACAACGAGGACGAAGCATATGAGAAGGCGTATAACCAACTGTCTTGTCTAACGGAGTATGCAGGTAACGGCGGTTGGGACAAGTTGATTGGCGTTGATGGACACGATGAGTCGGTGGACACTTGCGGAAACGAAATTAACTACAACGACATCGAAGAACTTGAGGACAATCCCGATTACTTCGAGTGTCCAAAATGTGGAGAGGAGTGTGAAGCAAGAGAAGATAGCGGCGGCGAAAAGTATTGGTGGTGCGAAGATTGTGAACAAGCATATGATGAAGACGGCGACGAAACTTGGATTGACGAGGAGGAAGACGACGAGTAAAAGTTTACAATTTGTCCACCATTTCACAAGACGAAATGATTATAATAATAACCGAGCCACGGCGGTTAAACCGTGGCAGAAGGAGGAAATATGTATATAGCAAGTTTAGACGCATTGGGTTATGAGATTCATTCAATTGGAAAAACAGAAGAGGAATGCAAGAAAAATATGGCATTGGGATTTATGCGTTATGTAAAAGCCTTTAAAACCACAGTCGATCAGTGGGTTGAAGAGACTGGAGAGGATTTTAATGACTATAACAACGACATTTGGACATTCTTAAATGATTATTACGGAGTACACATGTTTAACATTACCAATGGTTATGCTCTTGGATGGGAATAAGGAGGTGATTGATATGACATATTGGGACATTAAAAGCATAGTCAAAGGAAAAAGAAGTCCATTAGCTTGTGAAAATGAGCACCTTGAAAATGTCATCATAGAAGAGGGGCGAGATGATGAAGGACATTTTTACAGACTTACCACTGCTCAAGGCAATGGATGGTGCAAAGTAACGCACTATTATGAAACAGGCACAACGACAGAACAATACACAAAATAAAAAGGAGAATTAAAATGAACACTTACGAAAACAGCAGAAAGACATTGAACACAATCAGACGGGAGTTTGGTTGTAAGGGAGATATTATCTTCCGCACGGCAATTCAGTATGTTATTGAGTTTGGGCAGAGCAAATTTCATCATCAGAAATGGGTAAAAAAGCAGTTGAATAGAGTTGATAAGAAGCACAACCGAGCAGAGAAAAAGAAACAAAATCTTTGGATTGGGCGAGAGTTTGAGAAGGGGTGTATCGAGTGCGCCGTAGAGATTGCAAAGATTAATGCATATGACTTGCTCATTTACATTCAGAAAGAAGTATTCTGGAGCAATGAAGGTGGGCTTGATTATGCAAGAGCGATGGAACTTTTGCATAATTGCATCAATTGGTTCATTGATTATGATTGTTGCGAGACAGCAGTAATGCGTGAGAGACTTGAGAATTTGGATTTCACGGAAGATGAGCTTTATACGCTTGGCCTTGATTGGTTATTTGATACAGTAGAGGAGGACGAAGATGCTTAAGTTTGTAGACAACAATAAAGCAATGATGCTGAGCGGCGATCCCACAATGGACCCGGGATTTGATGAATATGATATTGTTGAAGAAAAGGAGAAATTTAAAATGACACAGAAAGAACTTAAGAAACTGATGGACGAGCATTGCATTATACCGAGCGAACTTGATGATATCATCGACTTCGTTTCTGCACTGTTGTATATGCGTAGAAAAGAACTTGAAGATAATGAGCCATATGCAACAAGAACGATTGATATGCTGTTTAATGCAGAACACGAGGTTTGGGACTTGCTTGATTATATAAGTGAATTGGAGGAGGATAAAAATGAAACCAACAACGCTTGAGGCTTATGTAAATGAACACAAACAATTTTATCTTGACACATACGGCAAGTTGGATTGGCGATGGTATGACGAAGGTCTTGTCTACGCAATTCAAGATTATGTCAGTACGAGAGGAGAATTTAGTAATGCAGATGTAGAGTTTCTGCATCGTACAGAATTTGAACCTGAAGATTTTATTGATATTGAGGAGGATAACTGATATGAAAGAAACCGTAAATACTGTGTTAAGAACAGATGGAATGCTTGAGATTTATGTAGGCAGTCGCTTGTTTGTCGAGATCGAAGATGGCAGAAGCGACAAAGATTTTATCAAAGATGTACTTTATGGTATGGGCTATGATTGGTTGGAAGATGGTACAATTTGTCCTAGGGTTGAGTTACCAATTACTAAGGAGTCTATCTATGACGAAATGTGTAGGGTGCTTACCAACTATGAAAACGCAGAAGATGGTGATAAGCTTACTGAATATGAACTTTACGAAATGCTTGTAAAAATTCAAAATAATTGGGAGACCGTGATTACGGCTCAGGAGGAGAACTAATATGAAATACAAAGAATTAAACCTTAAGAAAATCCGTGAGGACAATGACCTTGATTTTGCACACTTCACATATCAGAACGGTATGTGTAGTTGTTGCTACGGACCAAAAGATTTGCCGAAAAGATATTGGAGAAATAACACCATTCCTGAAGGCGATGATTACACATACATTCTATTCAAGAACGCCAACAATGGAAGTGGCATTGTAAAGAGAGATGATGAGCTTTGTTGTCACTCATATGAATGTGTTTCTTGGGACTTTCCTATTGAAAAACTTGAAAACGTTTGCAAGGATTTGCAGGCTCAAGTGGGCGATAAATATGTAGTACTTAAGCCCAAAGATACACACGGATGCATCTTGATTTGTGAAGTTGGTTCAAGATATATTGAATCTCATATGAAAGATGGTTATTACACAACAATACAAAATGATTAAAATATGATATAATAAAGGAGAAATGTAAAATGGAAGTTATGTACAACATTAATTACAACGAGGAAATGGTAGTATCATTGGTAAAGGGGAACAGCAAGTTAGGTAAGAAGGTATTCGCCTTCAATCTTATGCCGGGAGACAAGCCGATATCCACAAAGGATAAAGGTGAGCTTACAAATGTATGGGGAACTTGTGTGGGGTGCTGTGATGGATGTCAAAACCATTGCTATGCAGTAAGGGATACTCGTAGACATCACAACAAAGTAATCCCTAGCGTTGGTAAAAACACTGTGATTATGAGACACGATATGGATAAGGGGTTCAAGCAGATTAAGGAGGCATTAATTAAGAACAAAGCAAAAGTGCTTAGACTACATTCAAGCGGTGAGATAATGAATTATGATTATCTGCTTCATATGGTTAAGCTCGCAGTTGAGATGCCTGATGTGTTATTCTACTTCTACACAAAGAGATTTGCGTTTATGGAACAGTACCTTAAGGAGTGTGGTGCTCTGCCAGAGAATCTTGTGTGCAACATTTCCGAGTGGAAAGGCAATACTGAGGGCTATCAGTTGGATGGATTGAACAAATTTGTGTACGATGACGGTACAGATCCCAAGGTTGCCAAGTTGGCACACTGCCCTGCCGTTGATAAAAAAGGCAAGAAGACGGGTGTGACTTGTAGTCAATGTCAGAGATGTTTTAGTGGCAACAAAGGGATTGTTACTGCAGTTTACGATCATTAAACAATACAAAATGATTAGGAGGTTAGTATGTGTTGTAAATATTGTGTTTATAGAAACAGTTGGGATTGTGGTGATGGATACAACAGAAGAAATAATTGTTCATCGTTCCAATTAGATTGGGACACATTGTCTGAGTTTGAAAAGAAAATAATTCAGGCAGTTTTGGAAAATAAATCAGAAACCGAAAATTATTAATGAAAGGATGGATTTAAATGTTAAATGAAAAAGAAACAGACCAAATATTAGAGGAGTTTTTCTTCGAGTGTATCAAATTTTGGAACAGAAATATGGAGGACTCTAGCCAAGCGTTTAAGAACGCTATAAGGGATATCGAGGTATTAACTCGTGACCCAAATGAGCCGTGTGGTAAATTGTTGGACGTTACTGCACAAAAGAAGTTTATCGCACAAAGAAAAATGTATTTAGAAATTTTCGAGATCTAATTTAGGAGGAACTTAAGATGAAAGTGCTTAGTTTATGTGACGGAATGTCGATTGCCCACATTGCTCTTGAAAGAGCAGGATTTGTGGTTGATGAGTATTATGCAGCAGAAATTAAACCGATTGCACTAAAGGTTACGAAGGAGAATT